GCTGTCTTGGGAACGAAGACGACCTTGACAGGCCGTTCGTCCCCGGGCGAGCGCCAGTTAACATCGTCAAGCGCATAGGCATGACGCCAGTTGGGCAGGGCATACTCCCCGTAGGGGAACAGCTCTTCCATCCGCTCCGTCCATTCGGACTGGCGGAACTTCTGGTTCCCAACCAAGCGATCTGCGGTTGCACCTGGACCGTGGGCTGGACGGAGCTCGTGATTGAAAATGAGCCCGTCCAGACGCGTCAAAGCGTCGCCAAACACGGTCAAGAAGACCTTCTTCAGAGGGACAATATCCCGCATGAAGAAGTCGGGCCGGGAAGTAATCCGGTCCAAGTCTTCCACGATCTGACGATCTGTTTCCACATACTTCTCGATGGCGGCCTTATTTCGGGCCTCCGAGCACTGCTGCTCAACCTTGCCGAACATCAGCGTAAGCTGACGGACAGCGCGAATGGCCTCCACCTGTCGGTGGAATTCACCAGCGCCTTCGGTTTGGTCATCGAGATCGACAAGATCATCGTCGATGTGGATCAGGCGTCCTGAGTCAGCATGAAACACTACCTCCAGGAAGCCACACAGAAATTCTGGCAGCTTGGAGGTCACATGCTCATCTTCGAACTTCTGAAGATGCTCGTCCCAGTTACGGGACGGCCGACGCCGGATCTCGGCCTGTGTAAACAGGTCGGGCTCCTGGTTGGCCATGGGGAGAGCTCGTGTAACGCCGGGATTCTCGGCGGTCACCAACATGGAATAAAACTGTCCATCTGGCGACTGCCGCTTCTTCCAGCCCACGAACAGCCCTTCGACAACAGCCGAGTACGCCAAGGCGCGCTCGAAATCCTTCCCAAACTTCGGGAGGGTAATGTCGAAGAAGGCATCTCCTTCGTGCTTCATGCGGCTGACGACGGTATTAATGTCGCCAGCGGTACTAACTGAGCATCTGGCCCCGAGTTCATCCAGGGCCGTTTGCCAGAGCTCGAAACGGTTCTTCATCCTACTCCCCTTTCAAAGAGGTAGTGGATCCGCAGAGTTTCTGCAGAGCCTTTGCTCGGTACGCTTCTTGGGGCGCTGCTATTGCAAGCAACGTGCCAAGAGC